CGATTGAATCCATTCGGCAATCCTAACATGACCTTTACCATCCCTGTAGTGGGCGAAAAGAAACTTGTGGAGACAACATGATTTTCACAAGTTATGGTATCCGGCATTTTCTTATAGCACTCATCGTTTGGGTCGGAAATGCACCCAGGACATTGATATTTTCTTACTAATTTATTCATTTTTTGCCTCCATTTTCCGCTTTGACATATATTCACAAAAACCCTCATTTGCGGTTCGCAGGTGCCCCATAATGACAGCAAACACACAGTCCCAGGCTTCCCATTCGGTACTGAATAGGTTGTGTAAGAATAACCTGTCCTCTTCCGGATCGACGAAGTTACCACATTTCTCGTCCCAGACTGACGTTCGTAATTTCGGTGCCCCAAATTCATCAACAATCGACTCCACGGAATATCTCCCTATCCCGGTAATCGCATATACTGAGTAGAACTCATCACCGACGCTTAAATCTTTTCGTTTTATAATCACTTTATACCTCCTGTTATTTTATTTTGCTAAATTACCAAAATTATATAATATTTTGCTTTTCGAGAGAGCTATTTCTTGTCCCGTCGCTTCGCTGCGCTTCACTTTCATCATCAAACATATCATCGAAAAACTTGATTTTCGTTTCGTGGATATATTCTTTGCGATCATCATTCCAGCATGATACATCAACGAGTCCGCCAAACGAATGACCATAAGGCCCGTGGTGCTCAATGCGATTCACTCTATATTTCTTGACTACCGATTTGCGTTTCATGTAGAACGTGTCTCCAGCTTTCAAATTTTCAGGTTTTATTTCCAATTTATGCCTCCTGTTGTTAGCTAATCTCAACTAAATTACCATTGCTATCACACTGATACGTTTTCCCCATCAATTTGGCTCTCTCGTCAGGATGCATCTCGTATATAAGTTTTTTTTCGTATTCACGGTATTCGCGTATTGGCGTATCGACTGAATTTAACAACTTATTCCAGCCGTTAACTTCTGCCGTACACCCTGCGAAAACGTAGCATTTCTTTAAATCTTCAATAGCCCTAAATGTCACTAATGTTAACTCTATTTTTAATAATTCGCAAATTTCTTCGCGTGCGCCATCCCACCACTGCCCGTGGCAATCTACACTCTCTCCATTTTCCAGATTAATTGTAAACTTTCTGCCACCAAAGGCTTGTGCGTAACGCGATGGCCTTTTGTAAAAATAGCAGTCATAAAAAAGACCATCTGTTCCGTAAATTAAATTACCTTTTTCACCGCAACTCTGGATATTTCTGTGATTTGTTCTATAGAATTTTAATCTCGGTCGCTTGTTTAAAACAACCGCAATTCCTGAGTTAAACTTTACTTTTGCTAATATTTTATAGTTATCCATTTTGTTACCTCCTGGTAACCGGGGGGCTTATGCCCCCGGTGGTGAAGTTAGTTCCTCATGGGCCGACGTTTTGCTTGTGAAGAAATTTTCAATGACCGATTCCGGATACGGCGCTATGCACGCGTCAAAAAACGGACATGTCCCAAACCCGATACAGTTTGAAGTATTTTTGTAGAAGTAGTTTGATTCAGGATTTTCACCCTCGGTTTCGGACTTCAGCATATCAAATATAATCGATCCGAGGTCATCCCGTAAGCTTTCCAGTTGGTTCTCATGGTATACGATATATTCCCGAAAGAACGAATCTGGTTGGTTGCATCGCAGCCATTCCAGGTATTCTTCATACTCCGCGGGGTCGAGGTTATTGTCCTCGATTGCCTTGACGTATTCAGTCAGGTCTGGCTTTCTGTTTTTCGCAGTTGACAATTTGCCATTTTTCATTAATTCAGGTTTGGCCGGAAGTTTCTTAGAAATTACATTGTAGCACACGCCCTGAACGTTATATCCCAGCGCATTAAGGCACATAATATAGAACATTGATTGCAGGTCGGAGGTCAACTTTTTCTTGTAATTGTTATCGATCCCGGCTGCGGTCTTATGCTCCATTAGATACCTGATCCCGTTCTTTTCTATTATGCCATCAACCTTGATAATGATTTCGGTATCGATATTCAATCCAATATCTTCAGCGGTAACATGGAATTCCTTTTCTATCGCAATAAATGTCAACTTTTCATCGGCCTGTTTGTACTGGTTAATATACCGCGATATTATCCTTTTGCAGGTTTCGATATTATTTACCGCTTCGGTTTCCTTTTCTTCGTATAGCTCATCTTTTTTTTCTGGCAATCTGCTGATGAAGTATTCCTCTACAAGGTTTTGAGTGTCTCCCTCTTTCCCGTAATGGGCAGCCAGAAACTCATGGATACATGAGCCAACATCCAGATAGACGGCTTTTTCGATAGGCTTGAGCCTTCGGACGTACCGGTAATAAAAGAGCTTCCGGCAGTTCAGAAATGTCCCCATTGATGAGTATGTTAATTTCATTTTCATTCTCCTAAAAGGGGTCATCCGGGTTTTCGATGAAATCTTCCGGATCTGGCTGCGGCTTTTCTTGTTTTGGGGTTTGCGTTTGGAAATACTCATATTCTTGTTCGGTTTCAGTTTCTTCAATCGGCTCAAAGGTTTTAATATTGTTGTACGATCCACCGGCCGTAGTTTCTCTTTTTGTGATTTGGATCCTCACTCGTTTGTCTTTGATTCGGTGGATCGCTTCTCTCACCGACAATACCTCATCTTCTTTGATTCCGAAATTCATGATAAATTTCACCCAGCGCCACATCGCTGCTTTCGTGATGTAGAATCGTTCCAGGTGCCCTCTACCATTCTTGTCACGAAATGTGATTTTCACAAACGGCTTTTCCTGGTCTGCTACGTTCTGGTCATATTCAAATTGATGTACCGTTACATCATGCCAACCAGGCTCAAGGTAATCCCCGGCATACTCCGCATTTGTTATTTTTCGATCAAATACGTCACTCATTTTTTCACCTCGTTATTGTTTTTATTTTCACCTAATATTTTCTTGACAATGGCCGTTAGGTCGACGGTTCCGTTTTTTCCGGTCTCGAATAGTTTGAGATTTTGATGACCTTTCGTTATTGTGTTATGCAATTTTTTACAGGTGAATTCATTCGTGAATTCTCCGTCTTTAGGTTTCGCTGTTAACCTGAACACCTCCGAAAAGTAACCGCCCAAATTAAGCGGAAGCTTTTTTCCAGTTATATCCGGGGCATAAAATATCGTCCCTTCATCATTCTGTCTTTCCAACTCCCTGGCAATCATGATGATATGCTTTTTCAGGTTTGTGAATTTTGCGAAAAAGTTAATCCATCTGATAGCTGATAAGTTATATTCCTGAAGTGTTGGAATCTCCTCGAACATCCCCTTGATTTTCGTGGTGCCTTTCACATCCGCCCTATCTTTCGTGACTATCTGGCTAAGGCTTAAGGTGGCCAGCATGGTGATAGAATCGAGAACGACAATTCTATACCTGGGTTTTTCAGATAGGCTATCCTTCAATAGCATTTCGTATGCATCGTCGTATATATCATTCCATGATTCAATTTCTATGCATTCGTAACCAGTCCCGGCAAGCCTAACCGGTGTTTGTGGCTCCGTAGTCAATACAAGTGTACCTTTTTCGGGAAGCGTTTTGATCGACATTGTTTTCCCAACCCCTGAAGCTCCATAGATTAAGAGCTTGAGGTATAAGGCCTGTTTCGTTTTTAGGTTAATAGTTTTCATTTTTTATTTCCTCCTTTCATAAACCACTACCGTTTTCTCTTTTTTCTCTACTTCACAAACGGAATTAATGTCGAATTCCCAACCCATCTCCTCGGCCCCGGAATCCCCGGTTGTTTCTGCCCAATCGTACCCGATAGGCTTTTCGTTTACGGTAACTACCAAAAACACATCATTCCACCATCGATGTGTATCGAGTGTCTCGCTATAAATTACGTACCTATCTTGCAGGGCTTCTTTAATGCCCTGATCCGAAACTTCATAACCATTGTCTTTGCAATAGTTCATTAAAAACTTTTTGATTTCTTTATTCATTTTAAGCTCCTTTTATTTAGTTGCAATCAGTCGTAATCATAGACGTGATTTTCATTCTCTTTCCACCATTCCTTAACAGCCTCTTTGTATTCGTATCGCAGGTCTAATTTCACGAACGAAAGGGAGCAGACTCGCAGGACTGTCAATATGCAATTTGGGCAGCCGCCGCAGTCTTTGGATATTAATTCTATATTGACTTCTTTTTTCCAGATAGCTTTGTGTCCCCACTCTTCATATGGAACCTTAACCATGTCATTTCCTTTGTACTCTTTTATGGTATAGGTATCATCCCGGTCAACATTTACAATTCTCACTTCGTACGCGTCCTTATACTTTTCAATTATATCTAGTAAATCGCCCTGGTTGCTTCCGCACATCCTGCAGGCACGGCCGGGATTAAGGGTGCAGTATTTTTCATGGCGCTTCATATGGTATGAGCTGAGACCATGCCTTTTGCAATATTCACAGTAGTAAACATTCTTTATTTTGATTTTCATTTCGGCACCGTGCTGCGGTCAAATGTTTCCAGGTTATCAGCAAATGAGGTAGTAAACTCCTTTTCACAGCCGCAACATATCCTGGTTCCATGGGCCATATATGATGGGAGATTTTGAGCATTGCCGCATTCAGGGCATTCCACCTTTACGGTTTCCTGTTTACGCTCTACCTTTGCGGTATTCTCATCTAACCTTTCCATTTCATCGTAATAACTCGATTTCCCGATGTTGTAAAAGTCCTCATTAGCCAACCTGGTTATCCCAGGCACATCTTCCAGTTCACCATTTAGCAGCCACTCTATCATTTCAATTAAGTAAATATATACCATAACGATCGCATCGTTACCAACTTTCCTGTGACGCATTTCAATCTTTTCATACCTGGCTTTAATTTTTTCCAGGTACTCTTTATTTAGCTCTCTCATTTTGCACCTCCTGTTACCAACTTCTGTCCAACTCATCAAAATACTTCCAGCCTTTTGGAGTGAACTGTTTCGCCGGGGTGCGTTTCAATACC